CAGTATAAATTTCAGCATGCTGATTTTCATACCTTTTGTACTCCAGGCCAAATAGTGCATTTAAACCTGGCTCTAGTTCTTTAACTAGTTGTGATCGTGATATTGCCATATTTATTTATCTCCTATTGACCTATTAGCTATCTCTACCATTGATGAAAAGGTTAGCCGCACCATTCATAACAGCTATAACGTTGCATCCTGCTGCAGTAGCATCCTCGTTTTTAGGATCTTCTGCAACTCTTACTACTCTGAACATTTTTGTTTCAGCTAGTGAGCCGACGTCTAGTGTTGCTGTGGATTGACCATCTTTAGCATCCGTAGCGGAGAAGTCATTTATGTTTCCAACTTGACCAATCATACTTTGTGTTACCGCCGCATCCGCTTTTACAGTGTATTCCTGTATAGGGTCGTCGTTAACAAATGCAAAGCCATCAGTTGATCCAGTATTTGGATTTGTTCCAAACGCTTGTGACGCTGCTACTGAGTTAGCGAAAGTTGGTTTCTTTGTAGTACTATCTATGTAGAAAGCACCGTTAAATACACCAATTAATAACGCTTCAGTTGCTGTAGTGTAATCAACACCACCTGCACCTGTGTCGTCAGTAGTAGAGAAACTGGCATCTTGTACATAACCTTGGTCACCACTTCCATCTTGAAGTGATACTGGGTTATTTTTAAAGATACCTACGCCTGGAGCCGTTTTAATTTTGTATTTGGACTGGCCACCGATTGCGGGACTATTCCCCAATCTCATAGCTTGTCTCAAACCAAAACCTGTTGTTGACTCGTTTGCCATAGTTTGTTCTCCTTTTGCCTATGTACTTAATTGTCCATAGACGTTTATTGATAATCGATGATAGGGATTAACCCGAGAATTCCTTATTAGGATTTCTTTGTACCACCGAAGGTTACACGAGATTGCCTTTCAACATTGATTGGCATTCTCTTATCCTGCTCCTTCATAAGATCGTTTTCTACTGCATCGCTTCGCTCAGCATGTCTTTTAGTCATGTAAGCTTGTCTTTGCTCCGCGATCTCGATCGGTACCTTCGCAAGAAGAAGGCCGCCAACCCCAATCACTCCCTTGTATCTGCCATCTTCGATGACAGGATAATCAGATGAGTTTTCAACTTCTTCAGCACGAACTAATTCATAACCTTCTCTAATTCGAGACGTTATGTTTTTCGTATCTTGAAAGCCGACTACTTCAGCTCTGATCCATCTGTACCTGAATCCATCAGGCGCAGGGGGTGCATCTAGAGATGATGGTGGAACCCACACTTTTGGTCTCTC